ATGATAGAAGCAGATAAGGATGTGATATCTATACCTTACCCATTAAAAGCTTTTCTTTGGGATAAAGGTTTAGAAGCAATGCAGGAAGGTAGAATAAAAACACCCGAACAATTAGCACAATCTTTTAATAGTTATCCAATGAGAGTTCCAGATAATGCAGATATTAAAGTTGATAATGGTATTATAGAAGTAACACATAGCCCTACTGGTTGTATGTTAATAAAGAGGTCAGTTTTTGATAAAATGATTAAAGCCTACCCAGATAAAGTAATTAAACAAAATACTGTAATAAACAGTAAAGTTGTACCTAAAAAACACATGTGGAATTTCTTTGATACTTTACATGATCCAGAAACTAAAACATATCTAGGTGAAGACTTTGCATTCTGCAAACTATGGAAAGATATAGGAGGTCAATGCTATGCCTATATTATGGATGAAATAACCCATGTAGGAGAGCATCAATATTCTGGTAGATTTTACGATGAGTTGATATTAGATAAGTAAAATGGTAATATTCTTTATTTAGATCTAAAAGGAGAATTTTTATAAATGTTAAACCTCTTACCTTATGCATTAGCAGCTTACGGTGGTTATCAAGGATATCAATCAGCAAAGGATGCAGGAGCTTCAGGCTTAGGCAGATTATTTGGTGCTGGTTTAGGTGCTTATGGTGGCTACAATTTAGGACAAGTAGGGGGTTTTGCTGCAAGAGCTGGTTTCGGTAATGCAGCATCAGCATCATTTGTTCCATCTTTCACACAACTTCCAGGAATGTCTGCGTTCGCAAAAACTGGTACAGTAAGTAACTTTATAGATCAATCTAAAGTACCTCCAAGTATGAGAAATGCTAATTTAAATAAACTTACTACAAAAGATGAAGGAAGATCATTAGCTGATATCTTACTAAGAAAAAAAGATAGCGATGAATATGATATAATGAAAATTTCTGCACTTGCAGGAGGAGTTCCATTAGCTCTAGGTGCATTTAACAATCAACCAACAGATATTTATTCACCAGGTTACAACATGGGTTATTTACAATTGAAAGAACAAAGAGGTAATTACAAATACATAGACCCGGCTACCGGACAAGAAAAAGAATATGAATCTATATATGCACCAGAGGAACAAGGAAGAGGCCAAAGACAAATAGGTCCTTATTCATATGACATACAAAGACTAAGAACTGGTGGTATAGCTGAAATCAAAAAATTTAATGAAGGTGGTGTCAACTATCTTCCATCAAAAGTTTCACACGATGAAAATGATTCTAATAACTATGTAAGAGCACATGGTTATGTTGAAGATGGATCAGGAGCAGGTGATAAAGACGAGGATACAATGTTAGCTCAATTAGCAGACGGAGAGTTTGTAACAAGAGCAGATGGAGTGTTAGGTGCTGGAATCATAGCTGGAGCAAATCCAAACAGCATGAAGGACATGAGAGAAAAAGGTGCCCAATACTTCTACCAACAACAAGCAAGATACAAAAGAGTATTTGATTTATTGAAGGAGAAGAATGGCGACAGTAAACAAAAAACGAATTAAACCACTTGTAAGTGTTTTACCTATAGAGCCAAAAGACATAGAAAGATTTTGGCCACTAGCAGAGTTTATGGTTTCTGAAGCTCTTGCATTTTCAGGTAAGTACGCAGATTCTTCTTACATTTTTAGAGAACTTAAAAAAGATTTAATGCAACTATGGATTATGTTTGGATCTGATGAGCAAGAAGAAAACAAAGTTTTTGCTATCTGTGTTGGACGTGTTGGTGAGTTACCAAACTATAAACAATATGAAATTATAATTTGCACAGGTAAAAGAAGAGATCTTTGGGAAGATCAGTTAGTTAGAGAAATTACAGAATTTGCTAAACACAATAAATGCAAAAGACTAAGTATTATGGCCAGACCTGGTTGGGAAAAAATTTCTAAAAAATGGGGATGGCAAAAGAAACATGTACAACTAGAGAAATGGATATAATATGAGTTTTTTATTTGGAGGAAGAAGTTCACAAGCTGCAACACCATCAACATCTACTCAGATAATGAGAGAGGCTCCTGGTATTGAGGAGAGAAAAATAGAACTGATGGACATTGCGAGACAGGTCGCAAACCAACCAATAAATTTACCAGCTATTCAAGTTGCACCTTTATCTGGTTTAGAACAAACTGGTATTGGTCAAGCAGGAGTAACTGGTGTTGGCGCACCTACTGTTGGTACAGGTATCTCACAAATAACTGGAGCCGCAGCTCCTATTGGTGCATCACAGATTTCACAATATTTAAATCCTTATCAATCGTATGTAACAAATGAAATTGGAAGACAAGGTCAAATGATGCAAAACCAATTAGCAGCACAAGCAGTAGGCTCAGGTGCTTTTGGTGGTGGTAGAGAAGGTGTACAACAAGCTGAATTGCAAGGAAGAACTTTAGAAGCAATGGGTAGAGCACAACAGGCAGGATTTAATACTGCTTTGGGTGCAGCTCAAAGACAACAGCAAGTAGGTTTGGCTGCAGGTCAACAACTTGGTCAAATGGGTCAATTGCAACAACAAATGGCGCAAGGCGACATTAATCAGTTAATGGCAGCAGGTGGAGTCCAAAGACAACTTGCACAAGCTGCTTTAGATGCACAAAGACAAACTACTTTACAACAACAATACGAGCCATATCAAAGAGCAGAATTTTTAGCTAACTTATATGCTGCTGGACCTAAAACACAATCAGGTGTTACTATGGGAACTACACCTACTACAAGCCCATTAGCACAAGCAGTAGGAACAGGAATAGGAGCATTCGCGGCTTATCAAGGTGCTAATCAATAGGAGGATTAAATGAACAAAGTTTTAAACCGACCTATGTTTCGACAAACAGCACTACGTAAAGGTCATTTGAAACCAATTAGAGCTCAAGTCGGTCAATTCATTGGACCTATGCCTGGACTAGCAGGTAATCAAGGACAAATGGTAGGAGGAGTTAGAACAGCAGCTCAAGTTCCAGCTATAAGAAAGGCACCTACATTCTTTGAAAGAATGAGTGTGAGTAGACCTGTACAATTTGCTAAAGGAATTTTTAATATACCTGCTGCTATGGGTTATGAAGCAACAGGAAAAGTATTAGACGGTTTTGGAATGCAAGACAGTCCATATAAAATGCCACTTCAAGTAGCTGGAGGTTACGCAGCTACAAGATTACCTATGATGGCACCTTTAATGGGTCTAGGTTTTGGGCCAAGTGCAGTAGGTTTAGCTACTCTTTATGGAATAGGAAACAGAGTTAATGCAGGGATTGAATTAAGAAAGAAAATAAAAGCAATGAGTCCTGCTGAGTATGAAAAATTTAAACAAGAGCAAGAGGCAAATGCTTTTGGTTACATGAGTAGTGAGGATTTTGATTCACAATTTAAACAACCATTTATTCCAAAAATTGATGAAATAGTTCAACCAAAAACAGATGCCTCTGTTAAGGTAGGTCCTGGTTCTGGAAGAGTTAATGTTCCTGGTGGTAAGTCTAGAGAAACTTTACTTTCTGAAGGGGATCAACTTGTAGACGATAAGTTTGCATCTTTAGATGGAACTTCAGATATAAGTAAAATTCAAGAAGATTCTATGGGTATGCCTCCTGGCCCTCCAGGAAGTAGTGATGAGGATGCACTTACTGCTAAAGGTGGTAAGTTTCCGCCAAAAGAAGACGTAGCTGATCAAACAGGTGAAACTAGTAATAGTAATGCAGCTCAGAATGGAGATAACATTATAAACCAAGGTGGATCATCAGATGATGTTCAGTTTAATAAAACTATTGCTTTAGCAAAGAAATATCAAAAGTTTGTTGATGAGGGTCAAGCTTCACAAGCTAATTTAGTATTTTTAGCAAACTTAGCTTCAGGATTGTTAACAGGTACTTCAAGAAAAGGTGGTATTGGAGGAGCAATGGAAGTTCTTGGACAAGCTTTAGGTCCAGCTGTTAATAATTATGCAACTATTAAATTAAAAGAAGGTGAACTTAGAAGAAATTCTAGAGAGGCTTCTCTTAATGCTGCTTTAGATCATATGGAATTTCTAAATGATAATGCAAAAGCAGATAGACCAGATCAGACAGGTGGTATCGTACAAATTCGTGGAGCAGATGGAAGATTAAGAAACTACAAAGCTTACCAAATGAAAGACGGAACTATTACAATGGCTGCTGGTATTGCAGGTGGAAGAGAATCTTTTGTACCTATAGCACAAGGTGAACCTATTAAGGATAGTCAAGGTAATGTTATTGGTCAATTTGAAAACTTTTTAGAACAAAAAACTGTTGATAATAGATTATTCGACATACAAGATATTCTTGGTAATAGATACAATGCATTATCTGTAACTAGAGATGTATTAAAAACTCTTAATCAATTAGATGATTCAGGAGATCCTGTAAAAGCCGGTGCTGCTCTATCTGTTGATCAATTTACTAGAAGATTGATGGGTGTATCTAAAGAACTATTTGGTTTTGAAGTAAGTGGATTAACCCTAGACCAATTAGAAAACAAAGTTGCTGAACTACAGGCAGATGAATATGCTGCAATAGATAGAGATCCTGATCTAAGTGATGAACAGAAACAAAAAGCAAAAGAAAAATTAGATAGTAATAATCTAATAAAACAAGCTAAGGAAAGATTAAAATCAAGAGGTTTATTATCTGGTTTATCAAGAGAAGAACAAGAAAAATTAGCGGTACAAGAAACTACTTTGGTTTATGCATTAGCTAATACATTTAAAGATCAAGATAGATTAACACAAAGAGATATTGATGCTGCAAGAAACATAGTAAATATATTCTCATTAACAAGATCTTCTAAAGATGTTAAAGCTTCAATTACAGCAATCGGAAGACAATTAGAAGCGGATATTAGACGACAAGAATCTCTATACACAACAGCTGGAGGACTTGAGACAACTTTACAAGATTTAAGAAGACTTAAAAACTTTGAAGTTTTTGAAGGCACTGTTACTCAACAACTTACTTCTGATTTAGGAGTTGAAGAAATTAAAAAAGAATTAGAAGGGTTACAATTATAATGGCAACATTAAAAGAAATCCAAGACGCGATTAATAATAAAACTTTTGACCCTAGTAAATATACAAGAAGACAAAGAGACGTTATTGATCAAGCTATTAAAAAAGGTCTTATAAAAGGACCTAGCATGGACGAATTGCAATCTCAAAGATTTAGTGCTGCAAGAGATGTAGCTACAATGGAAGCTGCAGAAAAAAATCCAATTGGTGTACGATTACAACAAGAAGATAGTATGCTTAAAGGTAGAAACGAAGCTATACTTGCAGGAGACTTAATAGGATCTATTTACCCTTATGTATCTGATAGAAAAAAAATATTTAGTGCAGCAAAATCTAAAATTCCAGGAAACAAAGATACAGGTTTGTTTCCAAGATCAAGAATATTTAATAACTTTGCAGACAAACTTACACAAAAACTTCCTGGTAGATTTAAATTATTAGGAGGTGCTCTTAAATTATTATCTAAAGTTGCTGACCCAACTGTAGGAAGAGTGTTAGCAAGTCCTTTAGGAAGAACAGAAATTAAATCTGTATTAGGTGGTACAGTAGGAGCTGGTGCTGGATCAGTTGCTTATGATGCTTTAAATGAAACAGCGGGAGTTTCTGTTATGGATGCAATTGCATCTGATTTAGATGGAATGAATCCTAGAGAAGTTAATACAGATATGATGGCTAATGCTTCTGATGCTATGTTTACTGCATTAGCTTGGAATGCTGGAGCTGCTACGCTTACTCCTTTTATAACAAAAGGTTTTGGCAAACTTGGTAGATTAGCAATTGGTGCAAAATCAAAAGATGCAAAACAATTAGTAAATATAGCTAGAGAAAAAGGTTTACCTATTCCATTAGTAATGACTGCACAAGAAGGTGTTGGATTGTTAGGTGGTTTTGCAAATAAATTTTTTAAAGTTCTTGGTATTATGCCATTCATTAATGGTATTGGTAAAGAAGCATTACAAGGTGCAGAAAGAGCTGCAGGTAATAATTATCTAAACACTAGTGTATTAACTTATGGACCACTAATTAAAACAGGTATGTTATCAGCAACTGTATTTAAACAAGCTGATGAAGCCTTTAAACAAAATTCAAAATTAATCAACGATGCCTACACAGGATTTGAATCTTTAGCTAATTACATAGGAAATCCGAAAGTAATTGAATTAACAAAAACAAAACAATTTGCAAAAGACATGGTAGATAGACTTGCATTAAATTATCCTGGTCTAAGACAATACGCATCTGATGCTTTTGGTGAACTACCACAAAAGGAAGTAGAAAAATTATTACAAACAGGAGATCCATTAACAACTTTTTACAGATATGTTAACTCACTAGATAATATGGTTTCTCCACTTCAATACAAAGAACTAATGAAGGTTATGAATAGAGCTATTGAGGATACTGCTTATCAAAATATCAGACCTAGTCTTTGGGCATTAAGAGAAGGTTTAGAAACAGATTTAAATAGTTTTGGTGGTAAACTTACCAAGGAACAATTTTTTAAAGATGAAGCATTTAAAGAGGCTTATGAGGCAACTGTTAAGACTGCAGGTAAAGAAACTGCAGATGCAAATTTAAGATTACAATTAAAACAAGCTGAGGATCTTAAAAACCAACTTTACAGAGCTAATGACACTTTTTCAACTTTGATGAATTTTTACGAAAGAGCAAACATAACAAAAATATTTAGACAATATGACAACACTAAATTTACTAATAAAGCTCTTGCAGGTATATCAGGATTAGAAAGAGGTAAAGCACAAAACTTCTTTAGAGATCTTGCAAACGATGTATTTACTCATGGTGATTCACAATCAATAAAACAACTAAGACAATTACTAGGTGCTGATAAAATAATTTCTAAAAAAACTGGTCAAGCAATAGGAATTACAAAAGGTGGTGGAGAAGCTTTATTCAATGCAATGAAAGCAAGATGGATGTTTAATACATTCTATAGAGGCTTTGACTCATCATTAACACCAGGTGGAAGAACTATGATGGATGACATCATGGGTGATGCAACTGTTAGAACTGGTATAAATGGTACTGTTGATGTTATGCAATCAATGCAAAATGTAGCTAAGGCAGGACAAGAAGAAATTTTAGATTTTAGTATTGATAAAGTAGCACGTGGTGACGGTATCTTAGATGTTCAAAAAATAAAATTTAGTCCTAAAGATACATCACGTTTTAATATAAATAGATTTTTAAAAGAGTTAGGTATTCAAGATCCAACTAATGATGTTGCTAAAGAAAAACTTATTTCATTACTAGGGGGTAGACCACAAGCTCAACAGTTTGAAAAATTTTTAACTTACATGAAAGCTATATCTGACACACCTATTGCAGATACATCAACCTTCATGCAAAGAAGATTACAATTAGGTGGCTTAAACTCATTTGCAGGAGCGATGGTCCTTGGAGGTTCTGCAGCTATTAATCCGTTTGCACCTGCATTATTTATTTTACTTGCTAGAAGATTTGGTCAAATAGCAACAGATCCAATTGCAATGAAAGCATGGAATGATGCATTAAATCCTGAAGAACAAATTGCATTATTGATGGGTAAAAAAGTTGGAGATGGTGTTCCTGGTTTGTTAGGTATTGGTAGAAGATACTTTAAAGGAAGAGACATACAAACAGCAGCTAATGTTTTACAATCTCCTGGAGTTGTAGGAAGATTAGGTTTAACACAAAAGAGAGAAGCTTTCGCAAGACTTATGAATTATTTAAATGATAGTGATTCAGATGTACCAAGAATAAATCCTAAAGATGTAAACCCAGAACAAATTACAGAAAGATTGTTACAATTAGACACTATAGTGCCTGATCCACAATACAACGATAAAACTATTGATACTAAAACATTTCAAACATTATTTGCACATGATCTAGTGGGATCATCAGGTAATGTAGAAACAGATAATAATGCTGTAGCTTTTATAAACACTGCAACTAAAAATGAAGAAGAATTAGAAGTTGCAGAAGCAGATGTTAATGATCAAGAAAGAACTTTACTTATGGAAGACTTACAACTTGAAGATCCAGTAGCTAAAGCGCCTATAGCACCAGTGCCACCGGCTACCGGACAAGTAGATGCATCTCAGTTTCAAGCTTTATTTCCAAATGATCCGACAGGAACAGCGATAGCACAAAGAGGAGTTAGACGTGGCTAGAAAATCTGCAATAGATCGAATTGATAATCATGAAAGAATATGTAGGTTAATGCAGAAACAAACTTTTGAAAGAATTGATAGAATGGAAACACGTATTGCACGTATGGAGAAATGGATTATCGGTGGCTGTATTGCAGTAGTTTTAGCTGTACTTTCAAATCATATGTAGTATTAACTACGAATGAAACTAATAAGGAAATACCCTTATAAACATTACAATAGATTTTCAGATACAACTGGTAGAAAATATTTAGTTGATAATATTAAAGTCCCTTCCGTTACAACTATATTAGGTGCTACAAAAGATATGCGCCAATTAAATAACTGGCGTAGACGTGTTGGAGAAGACGAAGCAAATCGAATTATGAATCAAGCTTCAACTGTAGGTACAGAGATGCATAAGGTACTAGAATATCATTTAACTGGCCAAGGTTATTACAATGATATGGAAGAAGGTGCTAAGCCAAGAATGATGGCCAAAACCATTTTAGATAATATTAAATTAGATGAAGTATGGGGTAATGAAATAAGCTTAGAATACAAAAACAAATTTGCAGGTACTTGTGATTTAACTGCTGTTGCTTATGGAAAACCTAGTATTGTAGACTGGAAACAAGCAAATAGGCCAAAAAAAGAGGAGTGGGTAGAAGATTATAAACTTCAGCTAGGTGCCTATTATTTAGCCCATACAACGAATTACGGGCCTATAGAACAGGGGGTAATCAGTATTTGTACCAGAGACCTCCAATATCAAGAATTTAAGCTCTCAGAGGCGGATTTAAAGGAATATGGTGAAAAATTTCTACAAAGATTAGAGCAGTTCCATAAATTACAAGAGCCAGTCTCTTAGGTCTTCTTCGCCTAATGTTTTTGCTGCAATCTGGCCTTTATTTACTAGTGACTTCATAACAGCTTCGTCTAATGTATTTTTTGCAACAATATCAATATAAACTACAGTCCCTTTTTGGCCCATTCTATGAGCACGGTCTTCTGACTGTTTTCTTACTTCTAGGTTGTAATTATTTGAATAATATATGACAGTATTACAAGCAGTAAGAGTGAGACCAAAACCACCAGTGGTAGGATTACCGACAAGAAATCTGGTTTTAGTGTCTTTCTGTATTCGCTCAACTGCTCTTTTTCTGTCTTCAACATTTACATCTCCATAAATACTAACAACAGAATCAGCTCCATATTTCTTTTCTAAGAAAGCAATTATCTGTTTAATATTATAAATATAATTTGCCCATATGATTACTTTACCATCTGTTTCTTCTAGTATTTCCTCAAGAGCTGACAATTTTTGATTGTGTAAAGACACTATCTCACCATCATCATTCTTTGTAAAGCCATTGCATACCTGGTGTAACTTGATAATTTCTGTTAGTTTATTAGAAAATGATATCGTACTATCTTCTACTATGGCAAGCGCAGTCGTTCTTAAGCGATTATATATATTTTTGCTTTCACCTTCGAGTTCAATGTATCTCTTTTGACGAACCTTTGGCTTCAGGTCTAGACATTGGTCTTTTCGTATTCTAGTTGAGAACTGTTGTAATTTTGTCTCTAATTCTTCAAGTCTTTTGTAATACTTTGGAACACTAATAAATCTACCAGATCCCACAGGTATATCTGTCATTTCAGCGTATCTATTTCTAAAAGCAAGATAGCTTGAAAAACCTAATAATTCTGGACTTAAGAATTGACATTGTGTAAATAAATCCAATGGAGATTTTGTTATTGGCGATCCTGTTAGGATACGCCTTATATGGGATAGTCGTCTTAGTCCTAAAATGTTTTTTGTTCTTTTTGCTGATCTGTTTTTTATTGTGGTTGATTCATCCAATACTACAAAGTTTTTTTTATTTTTAGATAGGTAATCTATACAACCTTCTAAGCCACGTTTAGTTGATAAAGCTTCAACGTTAATTAGAAATATTTTTAAAAATTTATATTTATTAAGTTTTTCATAATCTTTTGGTTTATCTAAATTCCATTTAAATATTTTATAATTTATTTCGCTAGGAATATGGGTTTCTATTTCAGTTTCCCATACTGTATAAACAGATTTTGGTGCAATAACTAATGCAGAATCTATTTCTTTTTTCAAATATAAGTATGCCATATTATCAATAGTTACCTTTGTTTTTCCTGTACCCATTTCCATAAAATAGGCCCATTGGTTTTTGATAGCAGATTGATTTAAAGCATTACGTTGATGCTCGTAAGGTTTAGTTTTGTACGGGTATTTCCACATCTCGCAAATAAATATATTTTCTTGTTGCAAAATTCAAGAGATTATTTTAAGAGACCACCAGGAGGAAAATATGGATATAGAAAAAATGTCGTCCATTGACATTGATCAAGATAATGTAAAATCAATATCAGATAAATGTCACCAACTTAATGAACTCCAAAGTCAACTCAAGGAAAAAGAAGAAGCTATTTCTTTACTCAAACATAAGATCAGAGATTTAGAAGAGCGAATCATTCCTGAAATGATGCAGGAAGCAGGTGTATCTTTATTAAAATTAAAAGATGGATCTACTGTTGAAGTAAAACCTTTTTACGCAGCAAAAATTCCTGAGTCTAGAGTTGAAGAAGCTTTTAGCTGGTTAAGAGATAAAGGCTTTGAAGACTTGATTAAAAATACTGTGACTGCCTCGTTCGGTCGTGGTCAAGATAATCAAGTTTCTGAACTTATAGGTGTCTGTGAAAAGTTTGGTTTTAACTATAATAAAAAAGAAAAAGTTGAACCAATGACTTTGAAAGCATTTGTAAGAGAGCAAGTTGAAACTGGTAAGGAACTTCCATTCGACTTGTTTGGAGTATACATTGCTAACAAAACGAAAATAACAAACAAATAATAGGTAATAATATGAAAATAAAAGACGGACAATCGAACGAAGTATCGATAAAGAAAGAAGCCGGTGCAGTTGCTGCAATTAATATTGAGCAATTCGCTGATGAAGGTTTTGATAATGTGGACTCAAAGAGTTTAGCATTACCATTCCTTAAAGTGCTTGGACAACTATCACCACAAGTAACTCAAGGTGATAGTAATTTTATACCAGAAGCTAAAGCAGGTATGATCTATAACACTGTTACAGATGAACTGTATGATGGCCAAAAAGGTATAACAGTTATTCCATGCTTTTATAAGTTGGAATACATTGAGTGGAAAGACAGAGAAAAAGGTGCTGTAGCTCCTGTAAATGTTTATCCATCAGACTCAGACATCATGAGTAAAACTACAAGAGGTGATGATGGTAAGGATAGATTACCGAATGGTAACTATATCGAAGAAACTGCATCTCATTATGTAATGGTTGTTGAGCCAGAAAAAACTTCAACAGCTTTAGTAACAATGAAATCTACTCAAAGGAAGAAGTCCAAGAAGTGGAATTCTATGATGATGTCTCTAAGACAAAAGAAAAAAGATGGTCAAGGATTTTTTAAACCTGCACCATTTACTCAACAATATAATATGAGAACTGTGTTAGAGAAAAATAATCTTGGTTCATGGTTTGGTTGGGAGATTGAACATTTAGGTCCTGTCCAAAGCCAAGAGGTTATGAAATCAGCTTTTGATTTTTACGAAAGTTGTAAAAAAGGTTCTGTGAGAGTGAATCATAATAAAGAAGAACAAGTCGAGAAAACTCCATTTTAATTTATGGATCTACTTGACAAGCACCTGGAGGAGTTTGTAGAACTCTTCCAGGGCTCTACTACATATTTTGGAGTATCCAAACCCACGGGTAAGAAAAATTCCAAGGGTAAGGCAGAATTCAAACATTGGGTTGAACCTCAACCAATGACGAAAGATCATTGGATTAGTCATTTAAAAGGAGAATCTTATTATGGGTCTGTCCCTATTAGAGATGATAATACATGCAGTTGGGGGGTCATCGATGTTGATCGTTATAATATACGGCATCAAGACCTTATTTCTATCATCAGACAAAGAAAATACCCACTAGTTCCTTTTAGATCTAAATCAAACGGATTACATTTGATTTTATTTATTGATGGAGTTGTTGCAGCTTCAGCAATGAGAAAAAAATTAATAGAACTTGCATCCGACTTAGGTATCAATGATACCACTACTGATATTTTTCCTGCACAAGATGAAGTTGATTTAACTCCTGACAATTGGGATGATAAAAGAAAAGGTAATTTTGTAAACTTACCTTATCAAAAAGCACACATGACAACTAGGGTTGCCATGGATGATAATTGTAATTCTATTAAGTTAGAAAATTTATATGAGTTTGTGTCTAATTACAGACTTACACCTGCAGAATTTAAAAAATTAAAAATATTTCAAGATGACGAAACAAAAGATTACCCACCTTGTGTTGTTAATTTTATGAAAAACAAAGTACAAAAAGGTGAAGGTAGAAATGATGCAATGTTTAATGTAGCAGTTTTAGCTAAAAAAATAAATCCAGATCCTGTTATGTATGAAGAGTGGACAAGAGAGATGATGAGTAAAGTATGTAGTGAAAAACTACATCCAAAAGAATTACAAAATATTTTTAAAGGTGTTGAAAACAAAGAGTATGCTTATAAATGCAAAACATCTATAGCAAGAATGCATTGTGTATCTAGTGAATGTGTAAAACGTAAACTTGGTATTGGTGCAAATGAAGCTTTACCTGAAGTTGGAAAACTTATTAAAGTAAATTCATATCCAGAGCCTTATTGGATATTACCTATTCAAGGTAAATCAATTCGATTATCAACTAAACAACTATATCAACAACAGCTCCTGGGGGAACAACTATTAAATTACGATATAGTTTGGAGACCCTTAAAACCAACAAAACGTGACCCAGATCCATACAGAGATTGGTTAGAAGAACTTGTAACTAACAAACAAGACATGGAAGGGTTTGATGCAGTAGAAGAAAGAGATGATGTATTCAATAATAGAATGAACAGATTTTTAGAAGATGTGGAGGATACTACAGAGTTTGATCAAATTGATTCTGACAATATATGGCGTGATGATAATGAAATGAGATTTAAGCTAGAAACATTTAGATCTTTTATGAAAAAATTAGGTTACAACTGGAATGAAAAAGAATGTACTAGATTTTTAGAACAAGGTGGAGCGAAACCAAAGAAGAAGTTTCAAGGGATAGATAGTAGACACTGGGTAGTGGCTTTACCAAAACAAACGGAGCATAAAAATAAAGATGTTAAATTCACTAAACCAAAAGCTGCGTGGGAAGACAATTAAAATATTTGGACCACCAGGTACCGGGAAGACCGAGAATCTGTTAAAACGTGTGCAACGATATTTAAAAAAAGGATACTCACCAGATGAAATATGTTACATATCATTTACCAATAAAGCTGTGGACGAATGTGTCGACAGAGTTCGTAAAAGGTTTACAGAATACAAAGAAGATGATTTCAAATATTTCAGAACCCTCCACTCTTTGGCCAGACAGCAATTCGCTGAAATTCCCGTTCTAGATCCAAGAGCAGATTTACTAATGTTTCATACTCAGTATGGAACTGTAAAAATAAATTACAAAGAAAATTATGATGATGCCAAAGTTTATAACAATTGGTCATTACAAATATATGACAGGTCAAGAAACATGAAAGTAGATCCTGTGTGGCTTTACAAACAACAATCTAGAAAAGCTGTTAGGTTGCAACAGTTCAAATCAATTATTAACGGTTACGAAGAATTTAAAACAATGGAATTGGAGAACGGACAACGGACACCGGACAGGTTAGATTTTACTGACATGGTCGAAAGATACATTACAAATGGTTTAGTTGTACCTTTTAAAGTTTTGATGGTGGATGAAGCTCAAGATTTAACACCTTTACAGTGGGACATGGTTGTTAAAATAGCAAAACAAGTAGACAGAATTTACATTGCAGGGGATGATGACCAAGCAATTTATGAATGGAATGGTGCAGATGTTACCCTTTTTCAAACATTTCCAGGTAAATCTTTAGTGTTAAAAAAATCAGTTAGATTAAACAAAAATATACATTTCTTTTCCAAATGTTTACTAAATAGCATGGGAGACAACAGAATTCCTAAAGAGTTTTATTCTAATCAAAAAGAAGGAAGTATTCATAAATGGAATTCGTTAAAGAAAGTTCCTTGGGATATGGAAGGTAGTTGGATGGTATTGGCTAGAATAAATGATGTTAAGAAAGAGTTGCAACAGGAGGCACGTAACTTATCTTTGTATTACCAAGACGTGAAAGGTAACAAGTCCTTTGACCCTGCACAATTTTTGGCAATTGAATATTGGAATAAAATATGTGATGGAGGATCAATTTCTAGAGAAGAAGCCTGCACTATGTATGAGTACTTATTAAACATAGATCATGGATACCGATCAGCGGACAGTAAAAAATGGAGTTTTGCCCACCCAAATCAAGTGTTTAATTTTGATGAATTACATCTCAGATGTGGTATGAGAGATGAAAAAGGTCCATGGAATCAAGTGTTTAAAAGAAAATTTAAAGATAAAGATAAACAATATTTCACTAAATTAATGAAAGAAGGTGTCGATCTTAGACAACCACCAAAAATAATTATAGATACTATACATCAGGTTAAAGGTGGAGAAGCTGACAATGTAGTTCTTGCAAGTAAATGCAATTTTCCATCACACTTTGAAAAGAAAAATTTAAAAGAAAAAGTAAAAGAGCTGAGAGTTTGGTACACAGGTGCAACAAGATCAAAAGGTAGTTTGCATTTATTGGGTACTTATCATCAATATAACTTTCCATTAGGAAAGTATTTTAAACTATATGAGGCTAACTATGACAAGCAAAGATATGTTTGATAGTGTTTTTCCACAAGATAAGCAGATAGGCGGGAGTCACTATAAATTTTTTAATATACAACCTTACGAGTTTATATCAAAAAATAATTTATCATTTTTTCAAGGTAATGTTGTTAAATATGTTTGTAGATATTTACACAAGAATGGAATTGAGGATTTAGAAAAAATAAAACATTACTGCGATTTAGAAATAAAAAAATTAAAAGATGCCAAGAAAAAGTAATATTATTAAATGTGAAGTTTGTAATTGTATAAATGCTGTGATAGTACACGAAAAAATTTATTATTGTGCTGATTGTTACATTTTCGAAAATAAAATTCCTATGCCACAAGCAATAAATAATTTAAACATTGAAGGCACAAAAGATAAATTAAAAAATTAAATATGAACGAAATTGTACCTCTATTCTCTAAACCTTTATATATTTCAACAATTGAATATGATTTTCAAAAATATCTCAAAGAAACACAACATGAATTTGTAGACTCTGGAGCAGGTGTAAAAGAAAATATTTCTAAAACATCAACAAACCAAAGAATTTTAAATACCAATGAAGAATTAAAGACATTAATATATAAAAAAATTAATGAATATATTTATAAACACTTAAAATATTTAAACGAATTCAAAATTTGTTCATCTTGGCTAACTAAAACAGGACCAGGACAAAGTTCTAATTATCATAATCACCAGAATTGTTTTCTTAGCGGAGTATTGTATCTTCAAACAAATGAAAACAGTGGTCAAATAAGTTTTGAAAATTTCAATACTTCAAGATGGAAATGTAATAGATCTGAATATAACATTTACAATTCTCCAGAAATAAGATTTAAACCTAAACCAGGAATGATTTTAATTTTTCCAGCTGAAGTACATCATGCAATTTTACCTAATGAGTCTAATGAAGATAGATATTCTTTAGCATTTAATATTATTCCTGTCGGAAGTTTTGGAGATGGGGATAGTAAAATAAACATAACACTCAATGACACATCAACTTAATTTTATTTACAACGATAGTGACTGGGTATGCCCAAGTGAATACCCAGATTTATCCCAAGCAAAAGAAATAGCAATTGACCTGGAGACTAAAGATCCAAACATTAAAAATAAAGGTGCAGGTTGGGCTACCTTTGATGGCCATATTGTAGGATTTGCTGTAGCTGCTTTTGATCAGCAGTGGTATTTTCCAATTAATCACGATGCTGGTGGTAATATGGATGCTGCAATTACAACAGCTTGGATGCAAGATGTCTTAAAAACATCTGCAACTAAAATTTTTCATAATGCAAGTTATGATGTTGGTTGGTTAAAAATAAATGGTTTTGATATTAACGGACCAATCGTAGATACTATGATTGCTGCCGCTCTTATAAATGAAAATAGATTTAGTTTTAGTTTAAACGCATGTGCTAAAGATTATTTAGGTGAAATTAAAAATGAAACATTTTTAAATGAAAAAGCTAAAGAGTGGGGAATAGATGCTAAAGCAGATCTGTGGAGATTACCCGCAGGTTATGTTGGGTTCTATGCTGAACAAGATGCAGGTTTAACTTTAAGACTTTGGCAACATTTTAAAACTGAAATTTCTAAACAAAGTTTACATGATGTATGGGACATGGAGATGGAGTTGCTGCCCATATTAATTGAAACTCGAATGAGAGGTATAAGAGTTGATGAGGAGAAAGCTGCTAAACTTAAAAAAGAATTTAAGAGTAAAGAGTCTAATGTATTAGGTGAAATTAAAAAACAAACTACTATGGATGTAGACATTTGGGCTGCAAGATCGGTAGCGCAAGTGTTTGATAGAATTGGTGTTGATTACCCACGGACACCGAAAACCGGAGAACCAAGCTTCACCCAAAACTGGCTAGTAAATTGTGATAACCCGATAGCGCAACTAATAAGACAAGCAAGAGAAATAAATAAATTCCATTCAACATTTATAGACTCCATTCAACGTTATGTTCACAAAGGCAGAATACATTCAGAAATTAATCAACTACGTTCTGACCAAGGTGGAACAGTATCAGGACGTTTATCATATTCAAATCCAAACCTCCAACAAATTCCTGCGCGGAACAAAGAGTACGGAGATAAAATTAGAAGTTTGTTTTTACCTGAAGAAGGAAAACAATGGGGAAGTTTTGATTATAGCCAACAGGAGCCAAGATTGGTTGCTCATTATGCAGCAAGTGTTGATCAACAATTTACAGGTGCTGATGATTTTATTGAAGCATATAAAAATGAAGCTGCTGACTTCCACCAGATCGTAGCTGATATGGCAGGCATCTCCAGGACACACGCTAAAACGATCAATTTGGGTCTTTTTTATGGTATGGGAAAAGCTAAATTAGCAAAAGAATTAGGTATTTCTAAAGACAGAGCAGAAAGCCTTTTAAATCAATATAATTCAAGAGTTCCTTTTGTTAAGAGATTAGCAGAAGCTGTGACCAACTCTGCCTCAAAATATGGCTTTATTCGAACAATAAGGGGTCGTAAATGCCGATTTGACATGTGGGAGCCTGCTACCTTCGGAATGAACAAAGCAATGCATTATGAGGAGGCTAAGGCCATATACGGAAATAACATTAGAAGAGCCTTTACTTACAAGGCTTTAAACCGATTAATTCAAGGATCTGCTGCAGATCAAACCAAACAAGCAATGATAAATTGTTATAAACAAGGGTACAAGCCCTTGTTGCAAATCCATGATGAGTTATGCTTTTCAATTAATGAAGAAAGTGATATCGTTGGAGTAAAGGAGGTAATGGAAAATGCAATCGAGAACCTCAAAGTCCCTTTCAAAGTTGACGTTGCACTGGGAAGAAGTTGGGGAGAAGCAAAAGAGTAATTGCAAGAGATGTGGTGGTACCGGTATAATTAGAACTTGGTACGATTGCTCAGAGACACACAAAATTACTTCTGAGTGTCCTGTGTGTCCTCCGAGTTTTGATCTTCATTCTCTTCGTCTTGCTGGTCTTTAAATTCTTCACGAAGTTTTTTTAGTTCCTTGTAGTAGTTTGGGTGTTTCCATTCAAACGTCATAAGCTCTCCTTATTATTTTTTATTTACCATTATACCATACGCAAATTTTCGATTTTTTATTTTATTGAATAGTAGACGACCTCCTGTTGCAGGGGTTTTATTCTAGCTGCGACACTGAATGCTTTTTAGGTTTTTTTGGCGGATAGCTACCCTAGGAAAAAAATTGATTTTTTTAAAACTAGTTTTTAATTAACTAGCTATATCGTAAAGACCTTTTTTTGCATCTTCAACAGACTGATCTGCAATCTGTTTTTTGAGGTCTTTTATTTTAATGTCCATCCACTTCATATCAGTCGTTACTCGGCCCTGCGATAACGCCTGGTTGGCCCATTTGGATTCCAACTGAAGTTTTTCTGACACCAGTTGTTGTAGTGACATCTCTGTCTACCTCCTCGAAAGTTATAAAAAGTCTGTTAGGATCTAAAAATCCACCAGAATCTTTTTCTGTTACATCTCCTGACTCAACTTTCGTAGCAAACGTGTCAAGAGCAGCCTTATCGTTCTCAGCCTCAAGCATCTCATCAATTAATATATTTTTGTATTTTGCTTGGACGCGATATAGCTTCATGTATTATTATATATCAAAATGGTGCAATAATGCAACTATGCACCGATTTTTGGTTTTGGTGGCGGAATTATGTCTGTGATTACTTCTTTACATTCAAATTTAACTACCATTTTATGGTAATTTATATAGTCTTTTGTCCATTCTTCAGTATCTTCTAATTCTTTAAAAACTTTTTGAGAAAAACCATACCCACTATAAACACAATCCCAGTGAGTTTTATATTGATATCCAGGTATAATACTACTTGTGCATTTACCAGAGATGACACTACATAGCCAAAGAACTAAAACAAATTTCATAAAATCCTATATTATCCTATAACATTTATTCCTTGCATATCCCATTGAAATATGCATAACAGTAATTATGTATAAAACTTTAACAAAGAGGTTATCATGAAAAGTGGAAAAGATACAGGTGCATCAACAGAAACAGTTGCTGATGAACCTTTGGTTTTAAAACCCGATTGGGAGATGAAACCAAAAATAAGACAAAAGATCCATATTGTTTCATTAACTTTTGATGAGGGTGATAACAAACTTACATTAGTAGTTAATGGCGATAAGTATCGAGAACTTGCTGTTAAGGATCGGTTATCTGGAACAATGAAATTCCATGAAGCTGTAGACTCAATGGTAAGACATTTTAGAGATTGGGGGTTTTATGAAAACTATAATTAATTCTGACTCTGAAGTGTTTAACAATTGGTCTCAACGAGTACAAAAAATACTTAATGAGGTTCCAATAATATCGGCCAACGGCCACATGCCACTTGAATATTCTGATGATGAATATCAAGCAGCAATGAAAAAACTTCAACAGTGTGCAATGCATTTTGAGGATATGCCAATTTATCCAATCAATGAAACAATTGCATCTAAACTTATTGAAGATCAACTAGAGGGAGCAAATGCAAGACCTGATTATTAAAATGGTTGTTTTGTTTCTTCTATTAACAATACCACCAAAATTATTATTGCTAATTTTTGGTGGTTTAACTTATCTAATCTTAAATTAAGGAGGAAAAGATTATGTCGAGAGCAGTAAATAATAAATTTTTTGAAACTAGAGATTATTCTATGTTCAAAAAAGTCCGAGGCAATAGACCTGTGGACGAAGCACATGTTAAGCAGTTAAAAAAATTAATTGCTGAAAAGGATTTAATGGATCCGATACGTGTGAACTCAAACATTGAAGTGGTAGATGGCCAACATACTTTACAGGCCAGAAAGGAATTAGGATTACCTGTTCCTTACATCATTATAAATTCTGATGATCCACTTGATGTTGCAAGACTGAACCAAGGTAGAAAGAACTGGTCCTTAGATCATTTCTTAGGTCACCATTGTGCAAGAGGTAAAATGGATTACAAAATTTGTAAATCTAAAATGCAACAGTGGGGATTACCAGTAGCAGAAACAATTATTCTGTTACTAAAAATATCTTCAAGATACAGCACCATTGGAACAACTTTTAAAGAAGGTAATTTTAAAATACCCGCAGGTGGTATTGAACACTGTGATAGAATTGGTGGTCAATTAAATTCTTTAAAAAAATATCTTATAGGTATTGATAATTCTGACAGAAGAATAAAACGTCAAATTATTACTGCATATATTATAGCGGATAGACACCCTAAATGGCAGTATGAGAGATTTAAAACTGCTTTGAAGAGTAAATCTGCTTGGTTGTTACATGGTACTACATCCAAAGATTACATTAATATTTTTCAAAAAATATATAATGCTGGAAGATCACCAAAACAAAGAATAAATCTTGTTGAATTCTTTGAGTCAAAAGAATACAGAGATCAATAAGGAGAAAACATGGACATCACTAAATGGAAATCTTGTGCAGTTGATATCGAATCATACACACTGATAAGAGCGATGGGAAAGGCAGGCTTCAGAAGACCTGGTAGCATGATCGCTAAGTTAGTTGATGAAGAAGTAAGGAAGATTGCTAAGAAAGAGGGCAAGCCTTACGAAAAGATGAAAGAGAATTTACTATCGGAGGGCAAGAAGCTGCTCAATGGTAAATAGATCTGAATGATCCACAGATCGGAAAAGGGCCCGGGAGACTGGGCCTTTTTTTTACTTGCAATACAAATTATAATTTAATAATAACAAATTACGTATTCCTAAGCCTAGAATGAAAAGGTGAGGCTAACAACACACCTTATTTCCATATAACAACGAACGCTAAAATTAACTTTTAACAAGGAGATTTAGTGGGTAAAGCTGCACAAAAAGGCAGTCCAGAAGCATTAGAAGAAGCTTTAAATAAGCTAGTATTGTTATGTCCTAACAAAAAAACTTATGACGAGCTGACTAGTCTTATGTTTCAGTTGTATTGTGGTAATGATTTTGGTTTAGGTAATTTCAGTTTAACATTTCTTGATAAAATTGAGAAGTGTTGGCAATCTGGTAGAAAAAAAGCTGCACAAGCTAAAGGTTTGAAACTGGTTGTCAAAAATGCTTAGCCAAGGTGTAATTCCACATCCATATCTTTTCCCGCATCTTGGCTATGCTAATGGACTTATTTGATAAACGCTACATAAACGCATCCATAGAATTTTGTAAAACCTTAGATGGTAAGGACAGAAGCGAATTTATTTCCGAAGCATACGAAGATTTAGAATTTTCAACTCAGCAAGGATCTCCATTAATTGTTCAAAGGAGGTTCCGTGAGTTATTCTCCAAACTTATTGAAAATTTTGGGCATTAAAATGTCTGCTGAATTAATTAAAAATAATAAAAGCCCAGAACAAAGGTTGTTTCAAGCTATTATCTTACAAGGTTTTGAAGACGCTTTAACTAATCAAACAGGTAAACAAGAATCTTATATTAAAAAAGATGCACATGATTGGTTTTTAAAGAACGACCAACAGTTTCAAGAAATTTGTTGGTACGCTGGATTTGATCCAGATTTAATTCATGATCGTTATAAAAAATTAATTAAAGAGAAAAAAATTGTTTTTTCTAAATTACAATTAACATGGATTAAGTATAGAAATTTATATAAAGATTATAGAGCTGCTAAAACCTCTGCTGAACGAAGAAAAATAATGATAGAGATTTGTAAATTAAAAAATTAATTTACCATTTTCTTACAGGACAGTAAGATTTTTTTAATCTTACTTTTAATCTCATTACACATCCGCATTTGAGACATATACCTATTTTATAAAATGGACAGGTTCGACAGTGGTTGATTCTTTTTTTGATTGTTGGATGATCTGCTAGGAGGGAATTCGTCTTGAGCATAGCATAGTCATGGTGGTCTAATATGTTTTACCCCTGGGGGAAAGTTCTGAGAGCATAAAATGATAAAACCCCCAGGAGCATTTACTAAATCGTGTAAGTTAAATAACACATAAAAAATATACCATAATACCGGCCACCGGACAATTAATTTGTGTAATTGATATTTAGAACAATTCTACTTTTGCTATCTGTGGTATTTGTGCCACAGTGTAGTAAATTTGAGTTAAAAGTGACTAATCTATTTGCTTTTGAATATATTTTTGTACCATTTTCAAATTTAGTGTAGCCATTATTAGTATTTATGTAAAAAACTGAGGTTTTACATTTTACAGGTACATCAACATGTAGTCCAGATTCAAAAATTTTATTAGAGTACATGGTCATATTGATTTTACACCTGTATAATAGTTTGACGTTTAATTTTTGTAATATTGGTTGCACCACATCAAAATATCTTGATGTAATTTTTTCATTGTCGTAGTGTTTAAAGATATGCGTAAATTGGAATGATTCTAAAGTAGAATCTATTTCTGGTTCACCATTTTTGTTGTAGTTAATGTATTTGTTAAAAAACCACGGAAATTCAGCACTTTCTAAATAAGATTGTATTTTATCAAAGGTTTTTTGGTCTAAAAAATTATCTTCCATAAATTTTACTATATAGATATTCTAGACCCCTGACTAATAAAAAGTACCCCAGGGGGTAAAACAGGTGTCCCTGGTGTCCCTGATGTACTATTAATCAATAATAGCAACACTTCTAATCGATTTTAATGGTGTCCCTGTGGTGTCCCTGTGGTGTCCCTAGGGACACCACTCTTGCGGGAACGCTATCGAAACTTTTTCAGGTAGTTACTTTGTGATGAAATAATCTATATAGTAGAAAATTATGTATAAAAAATATATTGAGCTAGGAAAACTTGGTTTGGAGTTTTTAAAAAAAACTAAACAGTATTATAAACAAGGTGGAAAAAAAACTAAAGATATTATGAGTGAATCTGGTGTATCAAAAGAAATTGCTAAGAGTGATATAAAATCAGATATCAAACGTAGAGTATTTGGAAGACATAGAAGACCATCTGACTTTTATGATAAACCCAAAGGAAGATAATGCCAGGCGGATTAAAGAAAAAAGAATTACGAACTGAAGATGATCTGACTCCTAAACAAAGAATGTTTGTGGAGATTTATGTTAAAGATTGGGGCAGCATAACACAAGCCGAAGCACTTAAACGTGCAGGTTATGTTTGTAAAAATGAAAATGATTATGGAGTAATTGCCTCCAGGTTGCTATCAAGAAGATTAAATCCTCATGTTGCAAAATTTTTTGACAAAAGATTTGAAAAAGAAATTAAAATGTACGAAGGTGATAACCTTAGACGTTACAAAAGATTTGAAAGACTTGCTGACAAAGCTGAAAAGAAAGATCAATTTGCTGCGGCTATCAATGCCGAATATAGGTCTGGTCAATTAGCCGGTGCTTTCATAGATAGAAAAGAAGTAAGAGTAACAGGTCTGGAGGGAATGTCACGTGAAGAACTTGAAAACAAGTTATCGGAGTTATCGCAGAAGATCGATGGCTATAATGCCAAAACGATCGAAGCTGAGCCAGAACACGTTGAAGAAATTAAAAACAGCTAGTTGGTCTGAGTGGATCAAAGTTTTTAATAGCGTACATAACTCCACCATGTTTACCTCACTTGGAACAGTAAAGGTAAAGGTAGATGACTAAGAAAAAAATTTCTATAAGTAAAAAAGCAAAACATTGGAAAGATAAATATCCATTGGTTGAGATTGAATGGTTGGACATTTGTTCTGACAGCTCATGGCAAAGTATTGATAATTTAAAATTAGCTAAGTTACCTGTATGTGTAACTAAAGGACATTTGCTCTCACAAGATAAAGGTATCACAAGAGTGTTTGGTGACTATTCTGAGACTGAAAAAGGAGAGATTGAAGAGATTGGTAATAGCACAATTATTCCTCAAAGTGTTATTCAAAACATCAGAAAACTGATCTAATGAAACGCAACATAAATCAAGAAAGTTTGCTATGGCAAAGGACTAAAAAAGGACTGACTGATTGTTATTTAACCCGCATAGAAACTAGCACAATCAATGGTGTACCAGATGTTCATGGTGTTCATAAAAAAGGAATATTTTGGATAGAATTAAAATCAGATCAGCTCAGTTATCCTAAGCTAAATAAGTGGCAAATAGTTTGGATAAATAAATATGTTAAAGCTGGTGGTAATGTATTTATCTTGAAAGAGACCCTCTCGAAGAGGTCTCTTAAACTGTACAAGCCGGTGTCACTGTTCACTGATCCTCGTTCACTGATACCTCGTTGCTCGTTCTCGTTTCCGTTTCAATGGCCACGGATCCAGGAGCAGCTGGTGAACCTTCTCAGGGAGGCAGCGTGATCCTCGTTCTCGTTTCTCGTTCTCCTCGTTCTCGTTCAAAGATCACCGAATGGCCCATCCCGCATCCTGCAGCTGGAGCTGGAACCTTCGCTTCACCGAATGCCGTTTCTCGCCCTCGTTTTTCTTCCCTCTTTGTTGTTTAACGGGGGCAAGTAACGGCATCCCGCTGGAGGCGCAGCAGGATCTCGTCTCGTTGTCAAGGAGAAAGGTCTCGTTCTCGTTTAACAAGTGGCACTGGCACCTGCAGCTGGAAGCTCAGGAGCTGGGATTCAGGTAACTGCTGTGGGAAAA